GTCAGTACTTCAAGGGTTCCTCAATGGAATCCCTTAAGCTTGACTTGATTGGTCAGAGAATTACCTCAGACCCCCTCCAACATCACCTTATGCCCCAGAATCAAAGTGGAGCAACAAGGCTTGAACCTTTTGTGATAGGGTTGTTTGGTCCACCAGCTTGTGGAAAAACAACCCTGGTTCAGATGTTGACGAGACGTTTACAGAAACTTTACTTTTCAGATATCGATTACAATGATGTAGTCTATAGTCGATCATGTGCGACGAAACACTGGGACGGTTATAAAAACCAGCCCATCGTTGTACTTGATGACTTTGGACAGAATCATGAGGATCGATCCGACTTGTCGGAATTTGAACAGTTAGTTTCTGTGAATCGTTACCTTCTACCGATGGCTTCTCTGCCGGAAAAAGGGATGATTTTTACATCTCCCTTCATAATCGTCACTTCCAATATGGCATTTGGCTCTAACATGAATACGCTCGGAAAAGGAGCGGTAGTGGAAGAGCCAGAGGCCATCTGGAGGAGGTTCAAAATCCCTCTCCTTCTATTGAAGGATGAGAAGGAGGGTGAACTTCCAAAGACGAAAATGTTTCTGCAGAGAAACGAATTCAAAGAAAAGGAAACTGATGATTGGGTCAGAAAGAAACATCAAATTCTCTCTGCCTATGAAAGTTACAGACAACCTGTCGTGAGTAATTCTATTACTTGGGGTGGCTCCGATGCTCGAAAGAAAATCGAGCGACGTTCCATTCCCGAGAAAGAACCACTCTTTCAAGGTACTCGTATGTCATGTGTTGAAGACCTCATTGGACTTGTTAAAGTCAAATTTGAAGGTCACATCGCATACCATGACGAGTTCCTTGAAGGACACTGGGATCAGAAGATAATCTCGGCCCGAATTAAGGCTGAGATTGATCTCGATTCCCAGGGTATCTGTGCTAACATTAAGGCGAAGAGGACGAATTGTCCCCATCTACCCACTGATCATCAGATTGTGCAAAGGTTCCCTGCTGTTCCTCCGTACCAGTCACCTATTGTAGAAGCTATCGCTCTTGCAGAACCCTTGAAGGTCCGCATGATTACGAAAGCTGAGGCCGACACTAAGGTCCTTCAGCCATTGCAAATGGCTTTGAAGAGTTACCTAGAGTTGCAACCTCAGTTTGCTTTAACAAGTGGGTGTACCAAGAATTCCTATCTTGAAGACTTCGAAGAATCCGCTGAAAAGTGGATTTATCGAATTGAACAAAACATTCAATCGATTGATTCGAAGACAGAAGATGGAGATCTTTGGTTGTCCGGAGATTATACAGCGGCCACAGACAATTTTCCAATGTCTGTAACCAATGCACTTTTGGAAGGTATTCTTTCCCAAATTGACCATGAACCCACGAAGATGTGGGCTCGTTGGGAATGTTCTCCACATATTATCAGATACCCTTCGGGGATCGATGATGGAGTACAAACCTCTGGTCAGTTGATGGGAAGTCTACTTTCATTTCCTTTGCTTTGTTTTCTGAACGATTTCATTGTTTCTGATTCTGGTTTCGAGAAGGGGAAATACCTAATCAATGGAGACGATGTTGTCGCTAAGGGTCCAGATCATGTGATCCAGAAGTGGCGACGGAATGCTCCAAAGGTTGGTTTATCCCTTTCTTTAGGAAAGAATTTCATAGATGAACATTTCTGTACTGTGAACTCTCAGCTCTTCTTTGATGCCGAGTGTTTACACACAGGAAAGGTGTCTTGTCAGACCAGAGCGAATAGGTCTCTTGGATTTTGTTTCCAAGAGTCCCAGTTCTACTTTGGTTGTCATGACGAGATGTATCAAGAATTCATTCGTCGGAATATACATGAACTGAGGCAAACGCCTCGTTCTCTTTTTGTATCTACCGGCTTAGGTGGACTCGGACTTGTTACCAATCTTAAAGATGTAGATCGGCGACTTGCCCATGAAGTCTACCTCCGTGATTTCTTGAAACCTTTCATTTCATCTCCGGTTGTTCCAGGTTTTCCTGACTTCCGTGTTCTAACAATCCCTGAATTTCAGAGTGAGTTGACACGAAATGTCCTGACTGAACCTGATGAATCTCTCGAGACTCTCAATGTCCTTCGACAGGTCTTCTCAGAAGGCCCTGTTGTGGAATCTTTTGCATCCGACCTCTCTCACTCAGAGATGAAGTTAGATCTGAAGATAATCAAAGAGAGTCTTGACCCTATCCTCTTAGATCAATTCCATAAGATAAGATTAACGGACCTTCCCGCTCTTTCGAGTAGGAGGTACAACGTGATCTTTGTCAAAAGTGGAAATCTTAGATGGGTAAGGGAAAAGATTATCAACCATGTTGTTCGTTCTCTGTTGAGGGTCTCAGAAAACCCTGATTTTGAAGATTTTGGTG